GGCGGGGCGGTGAGGCCTCTGCAAAATTCCGCGGTAGTTATTCCGCTGCGGCTTGTGTGCTGCATTACATTAAAGAGGACCGTCTCAAAGTCTGAGGGGTGGCTGCTTATGGTTTGCAGGATCCGGTTGCGGTATTTCTTGCGGATCCGGCATTTTCTGCCATGCTCAGCGAAGTGGATCCACTTGCGCGGTATGTAAGTAGGGTAGTAGTCTCTTGTTTTCATTGTGTACCTCCGTTTCCTAACTTACGCGGTGCGTAAGGTGAGGCTAAAAAAAATACGGCCGGCCTTTTCTGGCGGGATCTCCAGAGAGAATACGAGCTTTTCCATGACGTCGGACGAGGGCTGCACTTTCCCGTTTAATATGTTACTGAGTGTATTTCTATTGATCCCGGTTTTCTCCGCGAGCTCCTTAATTGTTTTGATTTCTTTCTCTGCCATGATCTTTTTGATCTCGATGTAGTCGGTTTTATAAATTTCTGCCATTGTGTGCCTCCTTTCTTAAAAACTTACCTACTGCGTAAGGTTATAGTAACACCGACAAGCAAACGTGTCAATACTTTTTGCGTAAGTTTTTTGATATTATGCATAGTATTAGTTGCGTTTTGCGTAAGTTTGTGATATTCTAAGGGTGTTCTAAATAAGAAGGAAGGAGGTGCCAGACATGGCCGAGATCAACGACCGAATAAAGGAGCGGCGGCTCGCAGCCGGTAAAACGCTGTTGGAAGTGGCTGAGTATTTAGGAGTTAAAGAAGCGACAGCGCAGCGGTATGAGAGCGGAGAAATAAAGAACATTAAGCATGAGACGATCGTCTCACTGGCTCAGCTCTTTAATTGTTCTCCGGCGTACCTTATGGGCTGGGAGTCAAAGGCGGCTGTCAATGATTTCCCGCTATCTGATATAGAGAAGGAAATAATCATAGCATACCGCAAAACCGACGCAATAGGCAAGGCTTGTGTGCTTCGCACGCTCGGCGTTGACGAAAAAGGGGACAATCAAAAAATGGCATAAATTACCATAAGAAACGCCCCCGAACTTCCCGAGAGGGAAATGTTATAAAACTTGATTTTACATAACCGACGCGGCCGGCCCAGAACTCCGGCCGATGATCGGTTACAATAAAAGCGAAGGAGGTCCTTATATATGGGAATGAGATTTAGAAAGAGCAAAAAGATCGCGCCGGGTGTTCGCCTGAACCTGAGTGCAAAGAGCGCAAGCATATCAATCGGCCCGAAGGGTTTCAAGAAAACATTCAGCACCAGCGGTCGGGTGACAACAACGGTAGGGATCCCGGGTACCGGGCTTTCCTACTCAACAAGCAAGAAAATGGGCCAGACTGCTGCCGGATCCACCTCTCAGGAGGCGCCTGCTGCCGCCGTGGTGGCTTCCAGCAAAAACAAGTGGGTAACTCTTGCCCTCTGCGTTTTCCTCGGCTTCTTTGGCGCTCACCGCTTCTATGTTGGCAAGGTCGGCACCGGAGTCCTTTATATTTTCACCGTCGGCGGTCTTGGTTTCGGCTGGATCATTGACATGGTTATGATCTGTTGTAATAAATTCACCGACAGCACCGGCGCGGTGGTTGGCCTGAAGGTTGCCGAGTATACCAGACAGCCGGATCCTGATCTTGCAGAGGCTTCTCTGGAGGAGCAGCGGGAGGCAGCGGCCGAGACTGCCAGAGCTTACGGCTATACCGTAATAGAGTCAGGCGCTCAGGATAATGCCGACAAGTAAAAACACGGCTCGAAAATATGCCGCAGGAGGTAGCTCGGATAATTCCTGCGGCGTAGAGCCATTACGGGCGGTCATATATGCAAGATATTCCAGCAGCGGCCAGCGTGAGGAGTCGATCGAGGGACAGCTCCGCGACTGCTACGAGTTCGCCAAAAAGCACGGTATTATTGTAATAGGCGAATACATCGACAAGGCAATGACCGGACGAGTGGACCGGCGGCCAGACTTTCAAAGAATGATGAAGGACAGCGAGAAGGGGCGCTTTAACTGCGTTCTGCTCTGGAAAATGGACCGTTTCGCCCGGAACCGGTACGACTCAGCCATGTATAAATATAAGCTCAAAAAGAACGGGATCCGTATTTTCTACGCAAAAGAGACCATACCGGACGGCCCGGAGGGTATTATATTAGAGTCAGTAATGGAGGGCTACGCTGAGTATTACAGTGAAAACCTCGCCCAGAACGTGAAGCGCGGTAACTACGACAGCGCGCTGGAGCTCAAAACGCTGGGAAAGACCTGCCTCGGGTTGAAAACCGGCCCGGACGGTCGCTACATGATAGATCAGGCCGAGGCCGTTATCGTTCGCAGGATCTTCGAGGAGTATGCCGAGGGCGAGCGTGCGAAGGATATATACGAGAGACTAAACTCAGAGGGCTACCGGACGAGCCGGGGCGGCAAATTCAACAAGAACAGCCTCCGGCGTATTCTATCGAATAAAAAATATATTGGTGTCTATGAGTATGAGGACATTTATGTCGAGAATGGGATCCCGGCCATAATTACCGATCGGGATCTATTTGAGAGGGTTCAGAAAATGCTAAAAATAAACCACGACGCACCGGCCAGAGGCAAGGCACAAAATTTCCTGCTTACAACAAAATTGTTTTGCGGGCTTTGTGGTTCTCCGATGATAGGCGACGGCGGCACCAGCCACACCGGGAAAGCCTACGCCTATTACTCATGTACGAAGCGCAAGCGCGGCCGGAGCTGCAAGAAGGAGTCGGTGCCTAAAGACTGGATCGAGGACCTTGTTGTCGGCGAGCTTGTCAAGATCGTACACAACGACGAACTGATCGAGCAGATTGCCGATCGCGTCATGGAGTACCAGAAAAGAGAAAAGGATCAGTCCGGCCTCCATGCGCTGGAGATCCGGCAGAAAGAAAACGAGAAAGCAATCAGCAACATGCTGGCAGCCATTGAAGCCGGCATAATTACCCCGAGTACAAAAACCCGGCTCATGGAGCTGGAGGCTGATCGCGCGGACATTGAAAAGGGAATAGCTCACGAGCTCTTAGCAGAGCCAGAGTTCGAGCGAGATCAAATTATCTACTTTTTAGAGAGGTTCCGCTCTGGAGATATAAACGACGAGGCGTACCGCATTATGCTGGTCGATACGTTCCTAAATTCCGTCTATTTGTACGACGACGATCATCTGGTTTTAGTGATGAATTACTCAGGAGAAAATTGCAAGGTTGATCTCAAACTGGTGGAAGGCGCTGTCAGTGGTGACGGTTGCAAAGGTTCAGCTTTTGCGCCGTCAAGCGCATTGATTTAAAATAGCCGGAAA